TATATTCAACATCTTGAACAGATAGCGAAAAACGACCATCAGAATCAACAGAAGTAGTTACTGTTAAATTCTCTATATTTACAAATACTTCAATAGTATCGTTTACTTTAGTGTAGGTGATACTGGGGTGAGAGTAGCTGCTGTTTAAAAAACCAATAGTGTTATCAATAGTTTGAGACAAATCAGGCAAAATAGCTATTTGAAAAGGCGCATTATTTGGCAAACCGACCTGATAATAATTAACATTTATCCCTAAAAATGCCCCTATAGGAATAGCTAAACCGTCTAAAAACAAAGCAAAGCCAAAAGCATCAGTTATTTGTGTATTTTCGCTGTATGATATTGTTATTTTTTTTGCCATTTTATATCCCTAATGTGCCACCTATACGGCTATTTTTTGCTAACGAATTACTCAACACACCTATTAACGATGTGCCACTGATTTCAAAGACAACCGATCCATTTGTAAAACTTCCACCGCTTCCAGAGCTTATAGAGCTTGCAGGGCTTGAATAGTCTCTTCCTGTTGCACCGCTACCACCGCTAGAACCTCCACTATTTCCCCCTCCAATTTTTTTAGAACTTGCAGAAAGTGCAGCACCGACCGCTACTAATGCAATACCAGCAGCGGCTGCAACATATGGGTTTGCGAACGCTTTTTTTAATGCTGTAACAGCATAGGCGTATGCCTGTGTCAATATTCCGAACTTAATCATTTCCTTTCCTATGTTGCTAATCATTTGCCCCAAAGAATTGACCAAAGAAGCTCCTACGGCTTGAAACACATTTTGACTTTCAGCCAAAGCATTACCTATAGATTCCCCTAGCCCAATCAAAGCAGCCTCCGTGCCTTCCTTTAAGATGTTATTGATATTTACCCCAAATTGAGTAAAATCAGCCTCCCATTGTTTTAATTTAGCTATTGCCTTCATTCTAGCTTCATCTAGCTGTATATCCATTCTTAATAATGGCGAATCTACTGCAAGCCCAGGAGCGACAATCCCACCTCCTAAAAATCCTTTCTCGAAATCAAAACCTTTAGATTTTTCTTTTTTAGTTTTTGCCGTTTTTTCAGGGGTTTCTAGCAATTTTATACTACTAGCCGTCAATTTATTGATAATATCTTGGCGTTGTTGCATTGCCTTAGTGCCCGACAGAATAGCTTCTCTAGCTTCTTGCTCTGCTTCCTTAGTCCTTTTTACCTCTGCATTTCTTCTAGCTGTAATTTTTGCTAAATCTGCTTGACTCGTTCCTGCTTTGGCTCTAGCCTCGGTAAGTAATGTCTCCCATTTTAGCTCCTCTCTTAACGTGGCGTTCTTTGCATTTATAAGCCTAGCATTGGCTTTGTAAATTTGATATTGTATTTCCGCACTATCAGCAGATAGTTTCTCTGCTATAGCTTTTGCAATTAACGCATTAGTAAGCTCTTTAACTACAGTGGCAACGTCGCCAGTTAATATTTTTTCTTTCGATAAATTGCCAAAATAACCAGGGTATTGTTTTTGCAGTTGCTCTACTGCTATGAGCCTATCTTGTTTGCTTTTAGTTTCATTTTGGGCAACACTTAATAAAGCCTTTAGACTTATGATCTCCTCACTAGCTGCCTTCGCCCCTTCTTCACTTGCTTTTTTCAAAGCCCTCGCGTTTTCGTCAAATCTACCTGTTAACTGATCGAACACATCGCCAACGCTTAAGCCTGCTTGGCTCATATACGTTAATGCGGTAGTGACCAATGAGACTGCTAGCAAAATACCTCCAGTTCCTAGCATAGAAGCACCAACGGCTCTCAAAGCGTTGCCAGCGCCTCCAGCAGAGTTGCTAAGGTTCGCAAATGATTCAGCCGTAGCGGTTAAGTTGTTCCCAATACCCATGATGCCAAAAGGCGCATCCTGCGCGATTCGCGAAAATTGCGTAAGTGTATTGCTTCCGTTGGCTGCCGATCTGTTAAAACGATCAGAAGATGATGTAGTTTGATTTAGGCTATTTCTTAAGGACGATAAGTTACTAGTAGTTTCGCTGATCCTTCTGTCTAAATCTCCAACATCAGCACCTATCCTTACCCTAGCCTCACGCCTTCTTTCAAGTGTCCTAAGTTGCCTTTCGACTCTTGAAATCTCTTCGCTTAGGTCGCTCGAATCTCCTCCTATGGTTACGCTTAAATCTGCCATTACGCTTGTGCTTGGGTTAGATATTTTTTATATTCTTCTAAAAATCTTTGCTTCACTTCCTCAGTAATACCCTTAGAGGGTTTATTACCTTCCAAAGGTAGGAATTTTTCAAGAGATTTCGGTAGTTTTTTGTGATCTTGATATGGAGCAACTAAGGCGTGATATGCCATAAACCTTACTTTTTCCCATTCTTTTTTTTGAACTGAATTATAAGCGAAAAAGCGAATTTGAAACTCAGCATAGGTCATGTCGTAAACATCGTCTAATTTCTGAACCCCAAGTTCGCCTATTGCAAAACAAATAACATCTTTTATAATGTCTATTTTTTCACTTTTTTTTTATCGTCCGTATGCTCTTGCTGTGGCACGTGTTTAGTCATTGACTCAGAAAAAGAATCGAGAAAATCTTTCCATAACGGACTGTTTACTCCTCCCGTTTCATCTATTTTGTCGTAGAAAAAATTTATGTCGTAAGTCTCAGATTTGCCGCTTCTGACATTCGCATAGTTAGCCGAATGAAGCATCATTTTAGGCACAATAAGCAACGATTGATTAATCATTTGATTACCAATTTCGATTAAGTCCATACCTGTTTTGTCGCTTAATTCTGCCAAAAAACCCAGTCCGAAATGAAAGTCTATTCCTTCAATAGTTACTTTATTGTTTATCATTATGCGTGCGGGTTAGTTTCTGTAATATCTCCTGAACCGTCAAGTGTTAATGAGAATGTGCTTAATTCGTCTCCTGCTCCTTGGGATAGTTCTAGCTCCGTAATTATTGCCGATCCGTAATAAGTGCCTGTTGCTCCTATGCCAGTGTCTAACTTCCAATCAATAGCCGTTTTTAACTTTTGCTTGTCTAGTAAATAATCATGAGAAGCCTTTGTTGTCGCTCCTCCTACACTTGTAGTATCGATATATTCTCCATCTGCCGAAATAGAGTAACTAAACACGCCTCCTTGTTTAATTACAACTCCTGGGTTGCACTTTGTTTGAGACTCAATAACAGATAAAGCCGTGCTTAAGCTGTTTGACGTTAAACAAGCCACAGGACGATAAATAGCGCCGTCGTATATGCTTAAAATTCCTAATTCTCCTTTTACTGGTAATGCCATATTGTCTTATATTAATGTTAAATTTAATCTTAAAAATGATCTGAATATTATTTCTGTATCCGTAACAGTTTCTAGTTGATTTTCAAAGGTTATACTTTGATTTAATGTATCAAAATTCTCAACCACTAACGTAGGCAGCAACAATGAATAAATGGCTTGCTCTATGTTTGCTAGCAAAACACGACTTCCAGTGTTGCCACTAGATGTTGTTTTCGTGTATATCTCGACTAAAATGGTTGATTCCCATCTGTACTCACATTTGTTACTTTTGTCGACTTCTTTTGTTTGAGCCGTTAACAACACGTAGTTGAGAGGCCCATTATTTGCTCTGCTATCAAAACATTTTATAGTCTTAGTATCTACAACGATGTCATTTATCCTATCGTAAATAGCTTTTCTTATATAGTTATCTGGATTAATAGTTACCGCCATGGCACAAATATAGTCATTTTTTATTTATCTACGTCTAAGATTTCTTAGGACGTTTTTTAAGTTTTTCAAGTAATCCGCTTTACCTTTTACGTAAGCTGGATATAGAAAAGGCTGAGGGTTAACCCCTGCGCCTAATATTTTTATAAATATCCATTTCGCACGCTCCTCTGGTATTCCTTTTGATCTACACCAAACTTTGATACTTTCCAAACCTTGCGCAAAAGACCCTATTCTTGAACCTCTAAAACTTTCTGCCATTTTTTTAAATTCAGCAGGAACTTTTACCTTTGCCCCTGTGCCAAATTCCATATAAGCACCGTACTGCTCGTTTACCGTAACTTTATATTTGCCTTCTTCAACTTTTGAATGCGAAATACTTTGAGCCAATTTCCCGAAATTTTTAGGCGCTCTTTGTTTGGCATCTTGTTCTATTTGAAAAGCAATAGCTTTAGTCTCATTGTCTATTTTCTTTTTAGCTTGCTCTCCAAAAGAACGAATCATCGTTATAGTTTGCCTAACTCCCTGAACTGCCATTTGCAATTATATTTATTTCCCTAAACAACTCATCGTTGTAACGAATATCGTTTACGGAATATCTGTTATTTTTGTAAATTATAAACAAATTGTCAATGTTATCTGGTGTTATTTTATCGGTAACTCTGATATTGAATGACCAATTATTTTTTATGTCACTCGCTCCAAGCTGATTGTCTCTAAATGCTGAATTTTGCTTAACTTCCGCCCAAAACTCGCCCAAAAGAACCGAAATAGGCAATGTGCCCCCGAAACCATCAGGAACTGACGAAGCTACATATACTCTTACTTTGCGGTTATATTTTCTGGATAACATTTATATTACGTGTTATAGTTTATGATACATTCCTTTTATTGCAACTATTAATGTTCTCTAAAAACAATTAAGTGGTCAAATGGAACAACTGCACAAGTTTTATAATCGTTATCATCGGTTTTAATAGTAAGTATTGTGGCGTTTATAGATAATCCTTTGTGAATACCGTCACATACGACCGTCTGTATTATATCACCTTTAAAATAAATATCTGCTTTTTTCATAATTACAAAAATCTTCTGTTTAAATCTAACGCTTCTTTTACGCTCTCCGGAATCAATGTACTATTTACCTGCTTTTCGCTCTCATAATACCAGACTTTAATCATTTGCAGCATGGGCTGAATCAGGTCGTCAGGAACGGCTCCTTCTGCATAACCTACATTTAATTCTACCTCTTTAACATCTGGATAAATAGTGTACAACGCCCTTTTAAATAAAAAAGGAGTAGGAGTTGTTACTACCGAGTTAATAGGATAGTCGTAAACCAAGACTTGACAAGCTCCATTATAAGTAATATTTCTTGCAAAAAGAATATGATTTGTGCGTTTTTCGACATATAAACAAGCCGCCTTAATCATGGAGGTTATTATATCGTCGTCCTCTGTTAAATCAGTATCTATGCGAAGATAGTTCTTAGCCGTTTCTAAGGATATTACCGTTAAATAACTCATTGTTAATGTTTTTTATTCTTAGGCTTATTAATATAAAGTTCTTTCTTATCTTTGGACTCTTCGCCTACTTTTGTTAAGACAAAATAGTTTCCTAATGAGTATTCAACCTCTTTAGTATCTCCTTTTTTATTCTCTAAATGATCTTTTAAAAACGTGATTTCCATAATGATGAATT